CGATGGGCAATGAGGTGGAAGCCCGCGCTCAATGCGTTTGCGATCACCTTCGAAGGACGCATCACCCTGAACGGTAACTAACCGACATCAAGGTCGGATCCACCGTTAATCGGACACTCCCCAGCGCCATGCCTTTGCCGGCGCCGAGGTTTTCGAGGAGGTCGTCTGAGGCGAACATGCGGGCTTGGCCGATGCGGAAGTCTCGGACGAGTGAGGAGTAGATGCGGTCGAGTTCGTGGAGCAGTGGGATTGTGTCGGTGGAGATGTCTGCGCGTCCGAGGTAGCGGAGTGTGTTGTGGTTCCGCCATTCGGGGTTGGGGAGGACGTTGGGGACGTATCGGGCTGCCAGCTCGTCGACTTCGAGGTCGACGTATCCGCCTGTCTCGTCGTCGAAGCCGTTGAGGGTGATCCCTGCGGTGTCATCGTGGGCGTCCAGGTCCATTGCGCTACCGAGGTTCGTCGGTGTCCCCTTGTAGAGGGAGTGGACGATGCGGCCCTTCTCGTATCGTTCGAGGTGCCGCCACACGTCCCGCTCATCCGAACCCGCGAGCTCAGACCAGAACGTGACCGCAGTAAGCCGGCCCCACTTGTATTCGGGGATCGCCTTGTCAGCGTCCACGAAGTCGATCCACGCGTTGTCGGCGACTTCCTCGTCCCACACCACACGCTGATACGAGCCCCCCAACGCTGAGCAGGACTCGCCGGCGGTGAACAGGTCACCGTGGAAGGTGGGGGTGTTGAAGATCAGGTCAGCGCGTTCCTGCGTGGCACCTGTGGGGTCGACGACCGTGAGTGTCTCCGAGAACAAGCATGACGCAGACAGTTTCGGGATATCGCCCGCGATCGGTGCATGCAACCGCTTGATCGGGGTCGTCGTCTGGCTGACGGGGCGACCCCAGAACGCGTTGTACGCCGCGGACAGTCGATCCTTCACCCCAGACGGGGATGTGCGGTTCCCTGCTTGGTAGTAGTCGTCGAGCTTCGCGGGGTCACCTTCCCACCACACCTGAGACTCGCGGGTGCGTTCCACGACTTTGCCGAGCTCGGTTGGTGGCCACGCCATGCCAGCTTTGATCATGCGGCTACCTCCTCGGCGATAGTGATTTCGATGGGTATGTGGTTGCGCCAGAACGTGAACGACGAGAACACGCCGTAACGCCAGGCGTCGCAGAAGTCATCATCTTCTTTGACTGGGGCGTCTTCGCCTCGTTCAGCAGCTTTGCGGTCCCACACATATCCACCGATCTCCCCGAGCAGGTTGGTGCACAGCGGCCCGTTGATGAGTAGTTGGTCGGTGGACAGTAGGGCTGAGACGACGCCGATGCCCGATTTGTGGGAGTTGTGGGCGTTCATGATGATGCCGAACCCTTCGCGTTGCATCTGCATTTTCAGTGCTGCTGCTGATGGGTCTACGAAGAACCGTTCTGGTTTGCCGTGTTCGTTGATGAATCGGCGTAACGATTTGGTGCGGTCGGCTGGTGTGCCTGATGGTGGCGCCCATTCGGCCATTGCGTACAGCTTGTTGTCGATGCCAAGGCCGATGAGGAGGCCGGCGGCTGGGTGGTTGACGCCGTCGTCGATGCCCATTGCGATGATGCGTTGGATTTCGGGGATTTGGTCGACGACGTGGCGTGCGGGGTCGAAGCAGTCGTAGATGACGCCGTCGGCCATGGTCCATTTGCCGAGGATGAATCGGTCGTACCAGAGTCCGGAGTATTGGGCTTGGCGGGTTTCGATGTATCCGTCTGGGAGGTTGTCGCGGTTGTCTTCGATTTCGAAGTGGAAGCAGCGGATGTTGAGTTTGGGGTCGTGTTCGCGGTCGATCCAGTCGGTTTTGAGCCAGTGTCTGGGTGCGTCGGGGTTGGTGGTGACGAACAGTTGGCACGCATACCCTTTGACGCGTAGGCGGCTGTGGAGCATGGAGAAGAACTCTTTGCTGACCAGTGTTGCTTCGTCGAGGTAGGCGATGCAGATGGTCATGCCTCGGATGGTTGATTCGGCGCGAACATCTGAGCTGCCGAGGATGTGGACTGTGCGGCCGAAGATGGTTGCGGTTGGTGCGCCGCGGTTGTAGCTGATGTGGTCGACCAGATCACCGAACAATGCTGGGTCGAGCAGGGCTTGCATGATGTTGCGGTAGACGGTGTCCCTGGTGCGGCCGATGATGACGATCTCACCCGAGGTGGGGGCGGTCGCGATCTTCATCAGCAGTTTGAACAGGGACCCGATGGTCTTGCCGGATGACACTGCGCCGTGCCAGATGACAACTTCCGCTGATGCTGCACCGATGCTGTGGGCTTGCTTCGGGGATAGTGTGCCGAGCTTCGATGGCAACAACCCGGTCACTCCCCTTGTTGTTCGGCTTCGTACTGTGCAGCGAATTGTTCGAGGGCGCCTTGCATCTGGACGAGCGCGGATACAGCCTTCTCGGCTTGTTGGCCGGCGTTCATCTCGTGCAGCTTGTTCGCAGCTGTGAGTGCGGTGGAGAGGGCTTGGACGATGTGTTTCTGCGCCACCGGATCCGGCTTATCCAACTCATGCTGCTCATACTGATTGAATTGGCCGCCGAACGAATACACGATCGCAGGCTCATCGAGTTGAGCGAGCATGTCCTCAGACTTGACCAACAACCGTTCCTCGATGCGTGCCCGCCGCGCTTTGTTGTCGACGTGCACAGCTTCAGCAGCCTTCGCAGTCTCGGCCCGATCGAAAGACAGTCCCAGCTTCTCAGCCCACACGCTGATCGTCCGCTTCGAGCGGCCCAACTCGTTCGCGATGAAGTGCAGTGACTTCCCCGCGGCGTGAAGTTCGGTTAGCCGTGTGCTCTCTTCATCGGTCCACGCAGCCACTCAACGCTCTCGCGCACGCGGTGAGCCAAGTAAACGTGTACTTCGCGCCATTGGTTCACCTCGTTGTGCGTGTGTTGTGGATGGTGTTGAGGATGTTGTTGCGCTCATCTAGGAGGGTGTCGATGGCGTTTGGGTTGCCTGCGCTTCGTGCTTGTTCGAGGTCCCATTCGTTTTGGTCGAGTTCGTCTTGGAGTGATTGCATTACTGCCACCTCCACATGCGCCAGATTCCGGTGATTGCCCAGATGAGTAGGTCGCGGCTGGGCATTAGAGGATCCAGAATCGGATGAGTGCCCACATGATTCGGATCGCTTCGATGAAGTCGAGGATCATGGGAGTGCGAGGTCGTGGCGAACGCTAGCGACAGTGCAGCGGAAGAATTTGGCGATGTCGGTTACAGGCCAGCCTCGGTTGTGCATGCGTTGCACTGCGTTGGGTTCTTTGGGTTCGTCGCTGGCGAATCGGTATTCGCGGAGGTCTTTGGTTTTGCGCATGACGTGTTCAGACATGTTGACCTCCGGTTGTTTGTTTGCTGGTGTTGCGAAGTTGAACCCCGGGTGCGTCAGCTCAGACAGCGAATTACATCGCCTTGCCCGCAGTCGCCGGGGGTTGCTGCACGTTCCTCAAAAGGTGGCCCTGGGGGAAGTGGGCGCGGTGTGCAGCAAGACGAAACGCGACACCTGAGTTGTGATTGTCAGGTGTCGCGTACGCGCATAGCGTATCAGATGATCATCCGCATGCGTGCATAACTATGCATCAGCTCCGAATATTGCCAGGAACGGCAGCCGAGGAATGAGGATTCGTCTACCAATCCGAACAGACGGGATAGTGCCGTCCTCGATGCCAATTCGGACTGTGCGGGGGTCTATTCCGAGCGCTTGCGAAACCTGCGTTCGTGTGATCGCCATGCTCGACATGTTCTTGATGTCTTCGATGGACAGTGTGGGTGTCGGACTTGGTGCTCCCATTTTCATGATGCCTTTCGTTGGGGTGTGGCGTAGTGGGCGTCGAGTATGTCACCGAGTGTGTAGATGGGGGTTTTCTTGTCCGCGTAGCGGATCGGCGAAATTTTGTGTTTTTCGACGAGGTGGTTGATGCGTCGGATGGTGAGGCCTTGGGCGCCGATGTGTTTGGCGAGGGTTGCGATTCCTCGGGCGTTGAGTTGTTCGGCGTGTGCTTGGGCGAGGCGGGTGGGGTTGGGTTTGGGGATGGGTTGGAGGTGGCTGCGCCCGGAGGCGTTGCGTGCGTGCCGGATTTCGGTGGTGATGTCGTGGTGTGCGGCTTCGCTGCCGGGGGTTGCTGCGAGTAGCAGGATGTTTCGGGTCAGCCAGTCTGCGTAGCCTTTGCAGTCGGTGTTGGGTGCTGCGATCTGTCGTGCGTCGGCGAGCCAGTACACCCATCGTTCGAGTTCGATGAGAAGTCTGTCGGCGGCGTCGACTGCTGCGACGTTGAACGGCAAGGGTTGCGGGCGATCCCCGGTAGATACTTTGGGGTTCCAGGTTGCGGTTGCGATGCGGGGTTTTTGGGCTTCTCGGAGGTCGTCGAGGATGTCGGATACGTCTGTTAGTGCGTCCACGATCTCTTGTTGTTCGTGGCGCGGGATGTACCAGTGTTCAGTCACGGTGTCCTCCGATGCGGTGGCGTGCGCGGTCGTGGCAGGGTCGGCAGCGTCCTCGTGCGCCGTGTGGGGTGTGGCCTTCGATGCGTCGGGTTCGGGGTGCCATGGGGGTTCCGCATTCTCGGCAGGGTTGTCCGATGTCGATTCCGATGCGTCCGCCTGCCCCGGGGAGTGTTGCGAGGAGTTCGGCGAGGTGTGGGTCGCGTTTGAGTGGTGGGCGGCCGGGGATGGATCGGGCGTAGGCGTCGAGGGCTTTGGAGTCTGCGGGAGTCCATTCGAGGAGGTCAGTTGTCACCGGGCGTGTTCCTTGATGGTGGGGAGGATGGTGGGTAGGACCCATGCGCTGTAGGCCTGGATGATGCGGTCTTGGTTGGTTTTGGTTTGGGTTTTGAATTGTGTTGCGCTGTTTGGGTTGCGGAGGATTTCGTTGCGGGCCGCGGTTTGCAAGGCGTCGCGCAGTTGGGTTTCGAGGTCGCTCATCCCGCATCTCCCGGAGTGAAGAGGACGGTCGCAGGGAGGGTGATCTCGCCGGGCGTGTACCAGTGCAGGTCGCCTGGCATTTCCCAACCTGTCTCGCCCTCCTCGTGTGCCACTTTCTCGAACACGCTCGGTGCGTCATCAAGCTCGCGCACCACTGTCCCCACCGGCAACGCTTCGAATTCGGACGGGGCGTTCACCGTGCGAGGCTTCGACCAACCAGCGGCCTCCACCTGCTCCACTAACATCTTTGCTGCATCTGGACCTAGCCAGCCCCACAGTTTCATTAGCGCCTCGGCCAGTTCGTCCCTCGCGGGTGTGGTCTGTGATCGGATCTCACTCACAACGACTCCTCAGAAGGCTCGGCGACTGTTCTTGCGCGGCATACTTCGTATGGTTCGTACATGGAGCCTGGCGCCATGTCGTATCGGCCGCCGGGGAGTGTGTGCATCCACTTCTCTCCGAGCGCGTAGTTGATACGGACGATCGTGAATCCGCAGTTCTTGCATTTCTCGCTCATTGCTGTTCCCCTTCCAAAGCTGCGCGGGTGTAGTCGCCGGTGATTGCCGACTGGATGTGTTCGGTGAGGATTTGCTGTCCTCGGTCCCAGCCTTTGTCGTAGTGGCTGCTGGCGGGGTTGATGCCTTCGACGTTGGGGAGCGCGTTCTTCACGCGGTAGATCGTGGCCTCAGCCCTCTCGGCGCGGGCGTTGGCTTCATTTGCGAGCACCATTCCGCAGTCGTAGTTGTACTGACTGCGGTCCTTCCAATGCTCGACGGCCACTTCGAGTTCCGTGATCCGCCCGTTGGTGTGCTGCTCCACCACCAACGCCACATGCGCGGCATCCGCAAGGCGGACGGCAGCCTCACGGTCTCCAGTCACCTCGACCGAGGTGTCAGCTCCGCACACACATGTGCATTCGATCCATTTCGTGTGAACGCCCGTCTCGGGATCGAGCCGGATCTCCTCGCTGACGCAGTGCCGGTAATGCGCTGCGATGAGGTCGGTCAACCCCGGATCAGGCATCACGCTTACCTCGGCATTCGGCTCGGCAGGAATCGCACACCATCCACGGCCAGTTCTGAAGAACTGTTTTCGTTTGAACTCCTGCCAGTGAGAAGGTTCCGAACGGTTTGGCTTCGAGTCTGGTTTCGATGCGTAGGCTTCCAATGGCCCCACATGCTGTGCACTGAACGTCGGTCAACCCCGGATCAGGCGCGGTCACGACGCCACCTCGGCGCGGAAGATCGGATCTCCCGCGAATGCGTGCCACACCAATCCCTGCGGCGTGACTACCGTGCCGATGAACTTTCCACGCGGGCGCGGATGACCTGTTCCGGCAATGTAGATCGGGCGGCGTCCAGGCTCCTCGGTGGGGTAAGTGGTGAACCACAGGTCGATCACATCGCTACGTCCGTCGCGTGACGGCGCAACGGACAGGACCTCGCCGCCGTTGTGAATGGTGATGATCTGCTCGTCTGTGACAGGCAATGTGACGCGGTGAATCACGGGTTCGATAGTGCTCATGGTCCCTCCAAGGCTTGTCGAGTGGGGCAGGGCATGGGGTGCGCACAGGTGCGGCAATAGGTTTGGATGGATGGACTCGGCCACGGACTGTGCAGTGCTTGGACTCGCTCGACAGCCGCAACCAGGGCGGGTATCGCAGTCCGGGCGTGAGCAATGAACTCCGCATCAGCCTCGGGGTAGCAGACAATCCCGCGAGTCTGTCGCATCGGTTCGGCAGGGAATCCGTACCCCTCAGCTACGACCAGCGGCATACCGTCGTACGTCTTCGTGCAGTACAACCATGGCCCTGGTGTTGCTGCTGCCTCCAGCGCTTTCGTGTGCTCAACATCCACCCCAGTCACGCCGCCACCCCCACGAATTCGAGTTCCCAAGTCGCGTGCACGGTCTCGATGCGCTTCGGCTGATCGTCGAACCTGACGCGCAGGTATTGGGAACGAGATCCGACGACAGTGCCGAGCCTTCCGGGATTCCGCCAGGTGTACTTGACTCGCGCACCACGTTTCGCTGGCACGCCGTAGTAGTCGCGGATGTGCTGCATGCTCATGACTTGCCGCCCATCGCTGCGAGGAGTTGCTTGGCGTTCTCTGCGGCCTGTTCGAGCGTGTAGGTGACCTTGACGAGTTCACTGCGTCGTCCGCTGGGGTGCGCCTCGATGACGTGGGCAACGACCTTGTCGCCTTCACGCTTCCAACCAATGCCAATCGGGAGGTCGCTCATGCTCACCCCTCCTCGGCCGCTGCAACGAACGGGGCGAAGTTCTGCACGACGTAATCTGCCGTCTTGGAGGGCGTGTCGTCGAAAACCCTGTACCGCACACCGCCCCGGTTCACGTAGTAAGTGGGTCCCCATCCGTTGATGCCGTAGTACTGCACGCCCTCCGGCACTTCCTGCCATGTCTGCCACGGTCCGGTTTCGGTGGGGGCAGGGACAACCGGCGAGGAGGCGGGGACATTCACCCATGGGCCTGTCGTTACTTCGCGGGAGACAAGTTGCCCGTCACGAATCCACTGCACCATCTCTTCGGCTTCCGCTGGATCGAATGAGACATTGCAGATGCCGCCCGGAAACTCGACGCCCCACTCGGTTTCGGTCTCCGCTTTCGTCTCCTCCTCGGCGGGTTCAGTTGCTTGAACCAGGGCGCGGACCTCACCCAACAAGATGGCCCACAAGTCCCCGAACCCTCGACGCTCATATTCGGCGTCGAAGTCTTTGTCGCTCTTCCCGAGGTCGGTCCACAGGTCCAGAGTCATCCACGACTGCACTGCCTTCGCGGTGTGTGAACGCTCCACGACGACGAGATCACTGCCGTCACGAACTGCGGCGGGTTCGGTTGCCGGGAACAGGGCGCGGAGACGGTAGAACGCATCAAAGTTCCTGCGGCCATCCAGCCACACCAGGGCCCGCACGTCTTCCACCTGTTCGGCGGTGAGAGCCATACCGCCGGCAGGGATGAGACGGCCGTTGGAGTGGAGTTCGGCCAGAACCATGCCGATGAACTCCGCCCACCACTCGGGGATTTTCCCCTCGACGTTTCCGCCGGTTTTCGCTTGGATCGCGGTCGCAATGCTTGCGGTGATGTCGGTCATGGTGTGGGCTCGATTCGGATTTCGATGCGAGGGTTTTCGCGGTCCAGGAGGATGGTGTTGCCGCCGTCGATGACGTGGTTGGTGTTGTCATCTGGGAACACTTTGTTCATGACGAGGGCGTCGAGCATGTCTTTCCGGAAGGCTCCGAGTCCGTCTACGTCGCGGCGAATTGCGTTGGGCGCGTATTGGATGATGCTGACTGTCGCCCGCTCCAGGGTGGGGATGGGTGTGGTTTGGAGTGCGGCTTTGACTTGGTAGTAGATGCGTTTCTTTGCGACGGATTGTGTGCGCCAGTGGGCGTTGCGCCACTTGTTCATGGTGAGGGGCGGTCGGCCGGGATGCGCTGTGTCGATGATGGTGAGGGTGTGCATCATCGGCGTGCCTTGTCGAGTTCGGCGTGCGCTTGGGTGCAGGCTTCGCAGCGGCATTGGTAGCAGATGTAACTGTTGTCGGTGCCGTGTGGTGCGTTGGGGTGGTAGGGGCGCCCGTTGTAGGTGATGCGTTGGATGCGGAGGCGGGCGCGGGATATTGCGGTGTTTTGTGCTTTGGTGCGTACGGGTGTGGCGGTGATGGTGTCGATGATGCGTTGGAGGTTTGGTTTGTCGTAGCAGACGGTGCAGAGGGTTCCTACGCCGTCGATGCGGCCGCGGGTGAGTCCGCGGGGTTGGTGGCATTGGGTGCAGGGTTCGATGTGGGGTGGGGTGGGTGTTGTTGGGGGTAGTGGTGTGGGTCGGCGTGGTGGGGTGGTGCGCCGGTTCGCGACTTTTGGCGCGGGGCGTCGGGTGCGGTGTTGGCGTTTGCGTTCTTCGGCTAGGAGTTGTTGGACGGTGGGTGAGAGTTCGATTGGTGCTTGAACTTTCGGGATCATCAATCGGTCGGCTTCGCGCATTTCGCGTCGGCAGGGGCCGCATTGTCCGCATAGTCCTGTGGGGCAGGATTGGGTGGAGAGGCTGGTTGCGATCATTTCCCTGTGGCTTCCTCGTGGGCTCGGTCCCATGCGTCGTTGTCTTCCCAACGGTCGAGGGTGACGGGGTCGTCTAGTCCGTCGTCGTTGTCGAAGTGCGCCATCAGAACTCACCTACGAGCTTGCTGAAGTCCCGTTGGCTGATGTTGCTGGTGTTCGCGGTCATCTGCGCCTGTTGCAGGTCAGTGCGGGCCTTATCCAACTGCTTCCGGGCCTGCTGTGCGGCGTCGACGAGGGCGTCCCGTTCCTGCGGCCCAATCCAACCCAAGTCGAGGGTGGCTTTCGCGTTGTCGTCGCCGATCTTCGCGGCGAGAGTGGCGAGTTCTTCGAGGTAAGTGCTCATGCTGTGTATCCGATCGCCCAGAGGTAGATGATTCCGCCGCCGGTTGCTCCGAATGCGGCGAGCGCGATGTGCGCTTTCAGGTTGATGTAGAAGTCGCGGCGTCTAGCGAGCTTCTCGGCTCGGCCGGTGTAGTCGTCCATGAGTGCGAGGGATTCGAGCCGGTCGCAATGCGAGGCAAGGGATCTCATATCCGACCGCCGTCTGTGTCGAGCTGCGTCATGCAGTCCTCGCACACGAAGTAGTCACCGAACCCCGGATCCGTGTGCTCGCTGAGGTTGATGGAGGTGCAGTTGCCGCACACCGGAGCATTCACAGTGGCGGGCTTACGTGAAGCGATGAGTTCAAGCGCGGGAACACCTGTGCGGTGCCGGCCACGCGAACGAAAAGTGAGAACAGTCATGACATTCCTTCCGATTTGAGCCCGTTGCACCGGGCTACGTAAAGTTTGGTAGACGGTAGACGTTTTGTCAACCACCGACAGACGATATAACCATGATTAATTTCTGTTTGGTCCATTGCCAAACGATCTTGGCTTGGAGTGGCCAATTCCCGATCCCAGGATCGGCCACCGGCAGCCGTTCGGCCCATTTCTGGTGCATCCACCCCAACTGCCATGTTTAACCCCGCAGAAACGCTCTCAGCCCCGATCATGCTTTCCAGCCCATCTGCTCACGAATCCCAGCCATCCCCCGCTTCTGGCGATCAGCCATCTCAGGATCGTGACTACAAACCGTGGTCCCGAAGTAGCCGTCGACATTGCACAAATTGCAATCTTGGATCGCTTCTGCAATGAGTTCGGCGCGGGCCTGAGCCTGCTTCGACTGCTCAGACGTCAACTCAGCTTTGCGGCTCTTTTCCCAATCCGCGTGGGCCTGCCTGGCTTCCCCGCATGGACGGCACGGAGTGCTCGTCGGATTGTCAATGTGCTGTGAGCAAAGTTTGGGTGGGGGGTCTGTTCGCGTCGCCTCGTAATGTTCCCTACTTACGTAACCACTCTTTTTGTAGTTGGAGTTTGTGGAGTTGGGAGTAGGAGCTGTAGTAGGCGGGGTCATTCCGCTGGGGCTAGATAAAGGGTTAACCGAACCCTTTCCCGAGGGGTTAACCGAACCCTTAACCGAAGGGTTTCGTGGACCCTTTCGCCAAGGGTGCGCCGCCCACAATTCGGCTGGATCTACCGAATTCTGACCCAACAAATTGATCACCTGATCCCGCTTCCATGCCGGCAATTCAGGTTCCGAAACACGCAGCTTCGCCACCTCGCGAACCACCACACCGCGCAGCCCGCGAGACGCCAAACCGGCCCTGTCCTTCGCCATCGCAACGGCCATATTCGGCTGCCGATACAGGCCGTCATGCTTGATCCAAGACCGAATGAGAGCCTCCTCGGTGTCCAGATCGACACACAGAAACAACTTCTCGGACAGTTCGATCGCGTTCTCGTTTACCAGCTCCGCCGTGAGGTCTGACGCGAATGCCGCCAGCCTTCCTGGATGCCACTCCACCGAGCCGCAGAAACTACGGTGCGGGTGCGTCCAGAGGATGAAGTAAAGGTGTTGTGCGCCGCCTGACAGGTCGAGGAATTCGTCGCTCGACCAGATATCGCGGTTGACTCTTGTATGTTCACCGGCCATCAGGCACCGCGCCTTCGGCGATGAGTTGCCCAGCTCGATCTTGGTTTTCGCGAATCCTGGTCCAGGCGCAGCCGCAGAAGTACTTCCACTTGTTGGTTGTGGTCCTGCATTTCATGGCGGTTGCGATGAGTTCGATGAAGTCTTCGTACTCGATTCCTGCTGCGAAAAACCTGTCAACGCTCAGCTCCCAATCAGCCGGGAGTTCTAGAGCGTGTCGCACCCCGTCCTCGTCGGTCCACTTCCAGTCTGTCCACAGGGAGTGAACCGACTGGCGCATGAAATCTCGGGTGCTTCGTGCTCTCGCCCGTTCGACTGCGACTTGCTCCATTGCACGTGCCCACAGGATCGAAGCGCTTGTCACGTCATCAACTAGAGGAGCGCCGGGGGTGGTTGATGTTTTGCCGGCGTTGCAGTCTTTGCACGCAGCAACGAGATTGGCGGGATCATCTTGCCCTCCGAGTGCAACAGGGAGGACATGATCAATGGTGAGTTTCACATCCGGCGCGGATGCTCCACAGTATCGGCAGGTGTGATTGTCGCGCCGCAAAATCTCGTAGCGGAGACGTTTCGTTACTGACATCAGTGCCTCACTTGGTGCGGTTGCGTCGTTCGTAGCGTCGGCGAGTGCCAGGGCGGGCTGACACCGGATCCGGTCGCGGGCGGAAGATCGGATCGGAGTACACGATCTCCAAGGTTTCTTTGATGTCCGCTTCAGTGACGCGCCACTTGTTGGCGATCTTCCTGCCGGGCCACTTCTGCGATCGCAGTTGCTCGCGGTAGTAGGTTGGGCTGCACCTGAGCCGTAGCGCGGCCTCGTCGATGGTGAACACTTCGTCGGGTGGTACGTGCCGGCGTTGTTCGGTGGTGGTCATGCGGCTTCTCGTTTCTCGGGTGGGATGTACAGCTGGTTGCGTTGGACGACGGCGAGGTGGCAGAGGCCGCCGCGGGGGTGTCCGTTGTCGAGGCAGATGGTGTAGCCGTGTTCGTCTTTGTGGACGATGGTGACTTCGCTGAGGGCGCTGTAGGTGCCGATGTTGGGGTGGGTGATGGGTACTCTGAGTGAGGCTTCGCGGATCATGCGGCGCCTTTCCATGTGCGGTTGGGGTTGTTGTGGCGGGTTCGGCGGGTGGGTGAGCACCAGCCGACGTGGTGGATGTGTCCTCGGCGGGCGTGGTGTCCGAAGAGTGCGGGGAGGACGTTGTAGTGGTCTGTCATCCATGCGCGGGTTTCGGGTGGGACTGCGTCGCGGACGTGGTCGGCGGAGAATTCGCGGCCGGATCGGATGAGTTCGGTTAGTGCGGTTTCGATGTGGTTGGGGTGGTCGTGGTGTCCGACTGTTGCGGCTGCGAGGGCTGCGTCTTGCCCGTCCAACCTGAGCTGCTCACCAGCAGAAGTCATCAGTTTGTCCATTCGTAGTGTTCGCAGGGCTTGCGGTCTCCGGATTGGGAGTCCCATTCGTAGCGCGGGTGGCGCACGTTCTTGAGGACTTCCTGTCCGGTTTCCCTGTTGCCCCAGATGGTTTCGATGCGAGGTTCGCCGAACTCACCGCCCATGTCGGAGCGTCCCGCGAGCGGAGCACGGTTCTCGATCGCCTCATACACTTCGTCGCTTCGAGCGCAGTCGATTCGCATCCAAGTCATGCGGTCACCAGCGCTCGCCGGATTCTTCGCCGACGCTGATTTATGGCCGAAACTGTCCGACCAAGAAGCAGTGCTGCTTCCAGTGATGACAAATCGGGATTCAACAGAATCAAGTCGTCTGCTTGGCTGTACTGCTGCCCTAGTCGGTGGGCAGATCCTCTCGTGTAGCGCTCCCTTGACTGGATACGAGAAAGAACTTGAGGCCGTGCGGAGGCGTAGTAGTCTCGGCAACGCTCTAGGATCACAGCGCGATTCTCTGCATAGTTCCGCTGTCGGTAGCTGTCCAGATAATCGGTATTCGACTCGCGCCAGCGACGGTTGCTTGCCAGAATCTCCTCCCGATTCCGGCGATAATTCACACGGCGACGTTCCAAGATCGACTCGCGGTTAGTCGCCCGATGTTCACGCCGTTGCTCGCGTATTGCTGCTGCCTGAGATTCGCGATACATGCGTTGATATTCCGAGGTAGCGAAGTTGCATTCGTCGCATCGGCATCCATGGTTGGTATAACCGGACCGCCCATGTTTGAAAGTGTTGTCGTTCATGCCAACTCCTCGAATGCGTGGCGTATGGCTTCGAGTGCGATGTCCGCGATGTCACGTTCCTCGCGCTTCGCGATCTCTTGATAGCGGGCGTACTCCGTTGAGTGCAGTTCGACGTGAATTGTTTTCGGAGCAGACGGGTTACGGCGCACATGCGACCGCACCCGAGTACTAGCGAGCGACGGTGGTACACCGTTCGACTTCTGCCGGCGCAGATGCTTCACCTGCCGATCCGACACCCCCGAACCCACACCAAGACGTTCGTTGATCTGCTCATCCGACAGGCCATCCGAGAACATCGCGTACACCACATGCGCCCGGACCTCGTCGGTCGCCAACCGGACCCCGTCCATCTTCGACGCCCACGCCTCAGCGAAAGACTCGAAACCCAAAGGCTCCCAAGCCCTCGCCTCGATGATCTCGATGATCTTCTTCTCAGCGTTGACGAAATGTCCGCGCAGATCCGACCACAACTTCGTGGCCTGCGCAGGGGTCAACTTACGAATCGCAGTAACAGTCATGACAGACCTTTCGATGTTGTTGTTTCGGTTGGGAGGTTCGCGTCCGGATGCGACCAACGGTTATACGGGCCACCACGGTCCTCACGCTGCCCGCACCACGCTTCGTGCTGGCTCCAGCCCGGCACCGGGCCACTGCACGTGCACGTATCGCGGAAGTAGATGCTCATGACGCTGCCTGCTCTTCCACCGTCTCCGCGTCAACAGGCTCCGCATCCAACGGCAACTGCTCAGGCTCAGCAGCATCAGCAGGCGTGTCGAGGTCCGTCAAGCGGCCTTGGATAAGCGCACGCACATCCGCCTGCACCGGATCAACCAGTGCCGCCGTTTCCTTCCACAGCTCCCGCAACACATCCTTCGACTCAGCAGCCTCAATCGCCGCGAGCAAAGAATCAACGTCCACAGACGGTTCACCCAATGCTTCAGTGATCGAACGCGGGCGTGCTTGCGTCGACTGCTGCGGGCGCTGACGAGTCGAGCCTTGCTGCCCGTTGTCCGCCTGCTGCATCTCATCCGAGGTATACAGTCCGGACAAGTCCTGCGGGAATGCCTTACGCAATGCCAGCGCCTCAGCGCATTTCGCTAACATCAGTGCGCCCTTCGTGGCCCACATCTGTGTCACATCGCCGTTGAACTTGGTTCCCACGTACTCGTTCCAGAGCGCGATTGCGGGATAGCGTGCACCGTCACGAATCACGGTGACTTTCGCGGCGCGGGGCTGCTCACGCTGCAACCAGACGTCGGTCCACTTGCCGTCTTCTCCGCACCACAGGGTGTCCTCGTAGCCGAACGTGCCACGAGCGGCGTCGGTAGCGCGCCGAGCGATCAAACGAAACCCGTCGATCCCGGTCTGAATGGTCTGCTTCCCCTTGCGTTCGATCATGTAGATCTGGCGCGCAAACGGATCCAAGCCGGTGCGCTGGCACTGGTGAAAGAACACGGCCAAGTCAGCTTTCGATGCTTTCTCGACGCCGATCTGAGCGAGCGCCGATTCCTGCTTCGGGGTCCAGAAGTCCTGTTCGGGCGAAACCGCTAGTGCGGATCCTGTGTGTACTGCGATCTCGGTCATCGTCATCAGTCCTCGTCGATCGGTTCGGTGGCTTCTTCACGTTCATAGGCGCTGGCATCAGCCCACAGGCTGATGGATAGGGAGGGCTTGCAGCCTCCGGCGCGAACGTTGATCGCCGAAGCGATCGTCTTCACGGTTTCCGCTTCGGCGTCGGTCAGGATGACGAAGGCGCGTGTTGTGTCATCACACCCAGACGTTGCGATCAGGTACTCAGTCATGCTGCTTCTGCCTTTCGTGGCTTCAAGATTTCGGGGGCCTTCTCCGCGAGGCCAGACGTGGCGCGGATAGACGGCGCACCCTTGCTATTGACACGCGACGCGATCGTGTGACCGTTGAACGTCGCCTTCTTCGACGAACCCAAGTATTCGAGGAGCACCGACCCGGTCCGCTTCTTCTCCAGCGCCACAGCAGCTTCCGCCGCAAACGCCTCCAAATACGGCACCGCGATCTCCGCCGGCACATCCACCCCGGGATCATCAACAATCGACGTATTCGCATACCGAACCGACAACCGATCACAATCACGCGAATGATCCGCCGCCGGCTGATCGCCAGCCTCAACACGCGCCTGGAACTTCAACACCCGCTCCCGCAGCACCGCCGCATCCCGAGCGTCATAGTCGATGACAAACACCTTCGGGCGACGATGGAAAAGTTCAAACGGACCACACGCCGCGAGATGCGTACGGCGAGCACCGATCACATCCATCTGCCACATCACCTGCACCAGATAACCGATCGGAACCTCATCACCCCACGAGTGAATGTCGTCGGCTGTCTTGATCTCCAACAGTTCGACCGTTCCGTCAGGCAACGTGACAATCCCGTCCGGATCCGCTGTCTGCCAATCACGAAGACTGTGCTGCCATGTCGACGTTTCCTCGATCGTCCAATCGAGATGCATGTTCGAGAACCAACCACGGATCAGCGGTTCGAACTCGTGCCCGCGGCCCTGCACATCCGTTTGCGGCTGCGGCGGCACTACGCCTGTGATGCCGTCGTAGATCGATCGTTCGGTGTCCCACTTCGACAACCCGCAGATCGCTGCGACCTTCGACGCCGAGTACTTCGTCCACCACTCCGCCGTGCTAGGAGCAAGCGGTTCAGGAAGCTGGAAGCCAGTCAGGGCAGTCATGACGCCGCCTTGAAGTTGACAGCCTCAGCGACCTTGTCCCCCAACGTGACCAAGGCGACTGCAAAGTCCGTCTCGGCAACAGTCACATGCCACAACTGGGAATGAGGGCCATAAACCGCCTCCGGATGAGACAAGCCAACAGGCAGAGGTGTCGACACAATATGTGTGAACAGAACCGCATCGATGGTGTGATTCCACATGTACCGCCACATCGGGGTACCGCCATGGAACTCCAACAGGTCCTCGATCCGCGCTATCGCTTCCCCAACGCTGTCAGGGGTAAGGTGTACGTGCATTCGCTTTTCCTTCCGATTGGTGATTGCCTCGCCCGTCCCGTTGCACCGGGGCGGGCTTTTTTCTGCCCTCATGCCGGAACCTGAACTCGAACGGTCCGTCGTGGACGGTCATAACGTCTTCCATTGGCAGATACATTGCGCACGAAAATGAGTTCCGTATTCACGCCGAGCGCCCTCGCAATTTCGTCCGCCAACTCTTCAGTGCATGTGGATTTCCTTCCATTGCAAAGAGCTTCGATAAAGCTCTTGTGGCAGTCCGCGTACCGAGCGAGACGCTCGTACGAGATGCCCTTCTCTTGAACTAGCCCCTTGAACGCTGAGGCGGAGGTGAGTTTCATCCATGAACCCTTCCTGGATCGGCATTTCGTTCTCACTGGGTAGTCTCCTCGGTAGTCGATGAACTGTCAACCAGCAACGGATGAATCATCACTGATAGGTAGACGATTGTCAACTAGTCACATCCGTGTATTTCCGCAGCCAGCAGAGATGCTGCAAAATGATCACAGACAGTTGGTAGACGATTTTTGCGCAGACTCGACGCCGAATCGCAGGATTCAGCAGGGATAGAGGTAGACGTGTTGGTAGACGGCCAATTTGCGGACCACAACGCCGCAACCGGAAGCTTGCTGTCATGAACGAGCTGTGGAAGATCGTCCAGCATTACCTGGACGACACCGGGGCGAGGGAGGCTGCACTCGCACGCAAAATGGGCATGTCTCCACAAGGCCTGAATCAGTGGAAGAAACCACTCAAAACCCTGCCGGCGCGCAAGTACCTCGAAGCCCTCGCGGACCAAACCAGGACGCCCTACCGCGTGGTCTTGCAAGCCGCGATCGAGTCCAGCCCATACGCACTCGACAAGTCAGAGCCGTTGACTCAGAAGAATCAACCCACAGCAGTTGACGCAAGCCAAGACGACTACATCCTCGCCGCACGTAAAGGCGAAACCCAGGAACGTCGGCGCCGACGACTTGAAGGCGACTTCGAAGACCACCCCCAGGATGAAGGTCCTGAGTTCGGCGCTTGACCGAATCCCAACCTTGTCATTGTCGGTGGGTTACCTCACACTCCCCACATGGCCCACTACCACCCATGGCGACACCTCCGGGACAAACACCCAGCCGTCACCGTCGAATTCACTGACAGCTGCGGTGAAGCCGGATGCATGGGCAGACTGAAGCCAGGCGTCATCGAGATCGACAAAACGTCCAGCCAAACAGAACGGCGCAACACCCTCACCCACGAAACGCACCACCACGAGCGCGGCCCACTACCCGACGATCCATACCTCGCGATGCGTGAGGAAAAGACTGTGGAGTATCTAACAGCTCAAACCCTCGTGCAATTAGACGACCTGTTAGATGCTGTCATTTGGGATCAATCTCAAATCCACGACGGAACAGCAGAAACACTCTGGGTGGAATTCGAGATACTCCAAACACGTGTAGCCCGCCTCACCCCAAAAGAGCGCGAATACATAGAAACGGAACTACGGCGACGATCGCCGTGGACAAATTGAAAGGCACGACAATGACTCAGCCTCCCGGCTCAGGTTGGTTCCCCGACCCCGAGGGCACCCCAAATCAACTGCGCTGGTGGGACGGTCGGCAGTGGACCAACGCCACTCAGGCCACACCCCGAACACAACCCACGACTCCCGCATCTCAGCCCAAGCACGCAGAAACCGCGCCCCAACCGGCCGGAGAAATACCGCCACTCGGATTAACTGATACCTCCAGTAACGCACCGAAGAAGAAGTCCAACAAAGCCGTAATCGGCGCGATTGCGGCCGGAGTCTTGGTCATCATCATCGGCATTGCCGCCGTGAATGGCGGAAAAGACAAATCCCCCGAAACCGTCGCCTCCGAAGCGACAACTACGCAGGCGCAAACCACTGCCCCGGCCACGACAACAAAGTCCGCCGCTGAAATATCGGCAAGTGCCGCCGCAGCCACTTCTGCTCGCGCCGCATCCGAAGCAGCCGCTGAAGCAAAACGACAAGCGGAAGCTGCAAAACTCGATCCAAATACGTACGAGTCCATCTCGGATCGCGACTTCGCACTATTTGCCAAGAATCCAGATGCGTACAAGGGTCGGAAGCTCACCCTTTACGGTGTGGTTTTCCAGGCTGACGCCGCGACCGGAAACAAGATGTTCCTCGCCCGCACCGCCGGATCTCCGCAGGATGCGTCTTACGACTACGACCAGAACACGATCGTCACGGCCATTGATCCCACACTGATTGCAGATGTCGTCGAAGACGACTTCGTGACCCTTTACGTCGAGGTGCTTGGATCGCAGTCGTACGACACGCAGCGCGGAGGTAGTACGACCGCGCCTAAAGTTCAGGTCAACATCGTCACAGTCACCGGCTCCAAATAACTGAAACTGATCATCGCTGACCTCATCCAACAGCTGTCGGCTTAAAGTCCTTCGAGGGCTGCGGTGAGGGCGGCTGAAGCCGCCTGTGAGGCACGACGATCCAGGTGCCCGTAAATGTTGATCGTCGTCGTGATCGACTCGTGGCCGAGGTGCTGCTGAATGACAGGCAGCGGCACCCCGGCCGCGATCATCCAACTAGCGCACGAATGCCGAAGATCATGTGGCCGCGGCTTCTTCCCTAATCTGTCGGACAGCTCCGCTATCATCGGCCGCCACGCCTTGTTGTGAAAAAGTTGAGCAGTGACCGGGCGCCCGAGACGATTTGTGAACACGAACTCATCCGGTGCGCGCCCCTTTAGATCGCCGCACGCCTCGATCGCCTGATCTGACAGGTTGATCGTCCGCACAGATTTCCGGGACTTCGGCGGCCCAAGTTTCCGCTTCGCTTCGCCTGTGTACTTCCAGGCCCGCACGATCCGTCCCGTCTTCTCCTCCACATTCAGATCGCCAACTTGGAACGCGGTCGCCTCAGAGAACCGCATACCCGTCGACACCAGAAACACTGTCAACGGACGCCACTGTTCCACCACCACATCCCGCACCCGAACGAACTCAGCTGGAGTCAAGAACACCGGCTCATCTTCCTTGTGACGCGCCGGCAACCTCCGACCATCACAAGGGTTCACTTCAATGTGATTCGCTCGCACAGCACCGTTGAACGCACCCGACAAGAACCCATGCTTGTTGGCGATGGTCTTCGAGGATCCCTCCTGCGCTTGGACCCACTTCGAGATCGCCTTCTCGTTCACCACGGACAGCGGCAGAGAACCAAGAATCGGATCAATGTCGCGGCGAAGGTACGAGCGGTACTTGTTCTTCGTTGCTTCCTCGACGCCGGTCAGGTGGTCGATGTACTCGGTGCACCATTCCGTCACTGTCAGCGATGGGATTTCTTCAGGTAAGGCTTCGGCGCCGAACATCAGATCTTTCGCTGCGTCGGGGCCGATCTGCTCCAACAGCTTCTTGTACTTGGTGGCTTCCTTCGGATCGTCGAAGCTGTCCGAGGATTGCGTGCCGTTGTGCCGATACAGAACCTGGTAGTAGGGCGTGCCCGCTTTGGTGGTTCGTGGTCGAATGGATGCCAT